TTTAGTATTTAATGACTCAACAAATTCAGATAACTCTTCCTTTGTAGAATCTTTAGAACTCCAACTTTCCTCTGCATTATATATCATGTCAATACAAGAAGTTATCATTTCCATAGTTGTTGATATATCAGAACTTGCTGTGTCTGATGTTTCAAAGTTACTTTCAATAAATTGATTAATTGATGGATATTTCATCTTCATTGAAAGTTGATCATCAAGTTTGACTATATTCTTGTGTGATTTGTCTTTCTGTATTTTAATTGTGTCAATATCAATCATGGCAGTGACTTGAGTTTTCTCATCGTCAGGGCATAATAAATTAACTTCAATAGTTTCTCCAACCGACTTACCACGCACGTTAAGAAACAGATATTCCATATCAAAGGTTGACAAATTGCTTAACTTGACTCCTCTTGTAATAATACAGGCATCTAATATTTCTACAATCGCATCCGTAATTTGTTTCATATCTTCCGATTCAAGTGCCATGATCAGAATTTTTTCTTCTCTTACAAGAAATGGGCGATACTTTATTTTTTTACCAGTTGAAGGTAATACCAACTCATATGTTGGCGTATTAATTTTAGGTAAAGGCATAATGTCTGATACAATTCAGTTTAGTTATTTATACTACCTACGTCCATGATATATCTGTCATAATTGAAACTAACAGTAACCTTGAGGATTTCAGCAGTACCATAAGAAACAGGGATTGAGGTTATCGATTTTGGAAACGCATTGATAAATTGATAATCTAATCTCCTTCTATAGTTCTTTTCAAATTTAGTTATATACATTGTATCACATTTATATGAATCTGGATACTGTACTCTTCGATAAAATCCTTTTTGACTCTCACCAACACCTGCACCACTGGCAATATAATCCATCCAACCTTCAAATATTCTCAAGTTTGTATAGTTTTCGTCAATATAAAATGTAAAATCAATATCAGTATAGATTCTTGTATGTGCAAACTCTTGTGGAACTCCCATAAAATCTCCCTTCACCTCTCCAGTAGTAAAGGCAGATGCTGGTAATGATGCTTCGCTGCATAATATACCACTCTTCCTTGATATAAAATCTCTTACGTTACCGATTCCCATGAACGTAAGATGATTTGTAACTGATGGTTTAAGTGAAGAGAAACTAACTTGATAATAATTTGACTGTGCAAGAGGTGTAAGTGCCTCTTTCGCACCAAACATGTTTATGTTTCTAACTATAGGTTTTGCCACTCTAAATACCTATTAAGACTTTCTATATTATTTCTATTTATGTCATATAAAGGTAAGTTTAGACCGACCTTCATTAAAAAGTACAAAGGAGACCCCACAAACATCATTTATAGGTCATTGTGGGAGAAGAAATTTATGGTCTACTGTGATAAGAATACGAATGTATTGGAGTGGGGAAGTGAAGAAATTGCACTACCATACCGTTCTCCTGTTGATAATAAGATTCATAGATACTTTCCAGATTTCTATATCAAAGTTAGAGAATCAACTGGTCAGATCAAAAAATACTTGATTGAAGTGAAACCATTTAAACAAACAGTTGAACCTCAAGTTAAAAAGAGGAAAACAAAAGGATATATCTATGAAGTTTATGAATATGCTCGCAACCAAGCAAAATGGAAGGCAGCAAGAGAATTTTGTAAAGACAGATTATGGGAATTTAAAGTCTTGACAGAAAACGAACTTGGAATCAAATGAGTCGAATCAGTCCAGTATTAAATGAATTAATAGGTATTGAAGATCCTGATGCATTGATGATTGAAATTCTTGATGTATTAAGTGAAACCGAATCAACTCCAAGTGTTGGTAACTACTATACGTTTGTATATCAACCAAAGACATCCAGTGTTCGTTATGATGCACATCCATTTGTTGCTGTTACAAATGTATTCTCATGGGGTTTCAGTGGAATCAATTTTCATTGGGGTCAAACACGACAATATACCTTTCAAGAAGTGGTTGGAAGTCTCCATAAAGTCTATTCAAATGAGATAAGAGATTTACAAACTCTACCTTTTGGAAAAATACGTATAAATAGTTAAAAAATTTATAAATGTCAACATATAAAGTTGGAGATATAACGTATGATTCTGCTACGGGCAGACCGATAACTTCTGATGGAAAATTTTTATTAGATGCTGAAAAGCAACAGGAAGATATAAGAAATAACCGAGTGAGACCTAAATCTAAATCAAAATCACAGAGAGCATCAAGAGGTGGTGTTTTAAGATATCCATATCAAGCACTTACAGCACACACAGATTATCTACAGATTGATATTGTAGAATACAAGTCAGTTAAACAATCAAGTGGTAGTTTGATTTCAAATCCAGCATCAGGAAATCGTAGAATACAAGGAAGTAAAGTAGTAGGTAGCACAAGACCAAGAGGACTTGCAACAAAAGCACTTTTAAATAATGGTTCTATATTACTTCCCATACCAAATTCAGTTCAAGATGGCAACTCTGTTGATTATGGAAGCAGTAAATTAGGTAATCTTCAAGCGACTGCTGCAAGTGGTATCAGAGATGCAATGGATGCTGATTTTACAAAAGGTGGTACAAAATATGTTGATGATGTAACAGGAGCTATAAAAAATGCAGCTAACCAATTTAACGAAGGAGTTGGTGGTGGTGAAAAGGCAGCAGACTTATTAAAGAAACAGTTAACAACTCAAGCAGTTGGTATGTTAGGTGGTAATATTACTGTCGATCAATTAATGGCAAGAGAAAATGGAGAAGTCTTTAATCCAAATATGGAATTACTCTTCAATGGTCCTACATTAAGAAACTTCAAGTTCTCTTATAAAATGATGCCACGTAGTGAACAAGAAGCAGAACAAGTAAGATTAATTATAAGATCATTTAAAAGTAATATGGCAGTAAAAACAAAAGCATCATCTGGTCAAGGTGGATCATTCTTTCTAAAAACACCTAACGTATTTAATTTGAGATATCGCACAGGTAATCAAGATCATCCATTCCTACATAAATTTAAACAGTGCTTCTTAACCGATATATCTGTAAATTATACAGGAGAAGCATCACACATGACATACGCTGATGGAACACCAGTTTCAATGGTTATGGATCTTACATTTAAAGAACTTGAACCAATTTATGATGTTGATTATGAAGACGAAAGTGCAGTAGGTTTCTAATGAGTTTTTTCAGAGAATTTCCAAATTTAATATATCCTTCTTACATGTCGGATCGTTTTTCCTCACTTAATACAATTGAGGTTAAAAACATATTTCGTAGAATTAAACTGCGTGATGATCTAAAGAATAATTTTACGCTATTTAACTACTATCAAATACCGATGGGGTATCGACCTGATATGGTTGCCGATGAAGAGTATGGATCACCAGAACTTGATTGGGTTGTAATAATAACCGCTGGAATTGTCAACGTCAGAAATGAATGGCCGTTGTCTGATAAAGAGATATATGACTTTGCACTTGAAAAATATGGAACTAATTTAAATAATGTAAAATATTATGAAACAAAAGAAATAAAAAATGCCGATGGAAGAATCATACTTCCAAAAGGCAAAGTTGTTGATGAAGATTTTGTATTCACCTACTATGATGGTGGTCGTCAATCAGTTTCTGGAACAAATGTCAGAACTGGTGTAAGTCATTATGAATACGAGACGAGTGAAAATAATAAGAAACGTCAAATAAACATATTAAGATTAGAATATTTACAGCAATTCTTAAATGATTTCAGAGATATCATGGTATATGATAAATCGTCGCAATACGTTGATGAAACGACTGCGACGACTGAAAATTCCAACCTTATGAATTCTTATTAGGATTCTGCTAGTTTAGCAAAATAAGATAAAGCATCATCATCTTCATCACTAGCAAGTGATACAGGTTCTTTGGTTCTACTACCAAGACCTTCACTTAAGTCTTCAAGTTCTCTCACTGATCCACGAGTTGTCTCTTCTTCAAAGACTTCTGGATCGGATGGACGGGAACTCGCCACTCTCAAAACATTTTCTAAACGCTTCTTGAGTTCATCATAAGTTTTAAACTGGTCGGCAGCAACAATCTCTGCAAGAGAGAACTGTTTCTTCCATAAACCTTCTAGTGCATCATCATCGTCAAGAAGAGGACTTACAGCAGCAAATTCAGAACTATCATAGTTTCTAAAACCTGCAACATTCTTTGCCTTCAACTTGAAGTTAGCACCTTGCCAGAAATCAAATGGATCGATTGCTTCTTCATCTTCAAACTCTGGTTGCATTGCTGCAGTAAGTTTGTCGAAGATTTTCTTACCATATTTGAATAGGAATACTTTTCCTTCATTTTCTGGATTCGCAGGATCTTTAACAACGTAGATATTAGAAATGTAAGTTAACTTACGCTTCTGCTTTCTTGCTGTCTCTTTACCTGCATCTGTGCCATTATTCCAGAGTTCAGTGTTGTATTCTGATACTGGATCCTTCTGACCTAAAGTTGTCAAAGAGTTTTCAATATACCATCCGCCTGGTCCTTGAAACGCATGAGAGTATAACTTCACAAATGGAAGATCCTCTCCGTTAGGAGCAGGTAAGAAACGGATTATGGCATATCCATTACCACCCTTATCAACATCAAGTTTCCACAGACGATCATCAGTTGATCCCCCTGTGTTATTCATTTTTTCGACTTCTTTAACAAGTTTAGCTGTCAAAGAACCTAGCTTTGATTGCTTTTTAAGATTAGCAAACGACATTTTGGATACCTCGGATTAGTTAGATTTGGTAGATTTACTTTTATAGTATAACAAAGAAACTCTTATTGGTCAACTGCCAATCGTAGAGTTTGTATTGTCTTGTGCATGGCTTCAAAAAGATAGGGCATGTCTGTACCATCAGGAAAACCCATGACCATGATGCTCTTTTTAAGATCATCTTTCATTTGTTTTGCCTCTGGATCATCAGAAAGAGACAGACGAGTATACATTACCTTTTGTCTCTCCAACAAGTCAACTAGCATATCAATATGCTCCACTTGAGATTCACGAGACATACCACTAAAAGAAAACAATGCACCATAGATAGACTCTTGGAGTTGATTGATTTCCTTTAGTTCTTCACGAACTATTTCTGAATCGAAAAATTTACTCATTGATCAGTTCTCGTAAAAATTTTTTATATTGGAACACATTAATATTTAGGAAAGGAAGATATTTTTTTAATTTCAAACTTACGGATTCCCACACTGGGTCTTTTAACTTGTCATCGAAGTTTTTTCCAAAAGAAAATATTTTCTCGAAGATTGCGAATGTTTCCAAATTTATGCTTCCACCCAGATACTTTTTTAGTATGAGTGGGTGTCCCTTCGAGCAGTTGAATATTTCTTCTAATTTCTTTTCCGATAGCAATTCCCTTGATTGTTCTTTGAACAAGTAGGTCAAACTCTGCTGTCTTCTCATCCAATCTGCGTAGTTTCTTTCGCCAGAGTTTATTATTTCTCCAATCCATAAATTTTGAGGTGTGTCGGTTGTAACAAAGTTTGCAAGAAGAAAATCTGTAATCTCTTGATCTGAATATTTTCTTGATGTTTTTTCAAACCAATACTTGTCTTTTCTTTTATTAAATGAGGTGACAGTTGCCCTTGATTTACCACCATACTTAAAAAAGTCATACTTACTGTTCGTAAAATGACTTTTCATCGAAAGATATGTTTGGTAGGTTTCAAACGGAGTCACTTTCGTCTTCAACATCATGTGATTCTAATTGTGTAATTGCGTCAACAGGAACGTCATGATCACCGATACGATACCAGTGTTCTAATTTTCCTGATTTAAAACTTTCACGTTTTCCAAGATATTCGAGATCATGAAATCTATGTTCTCGAAGCATTGCTTGTAAACGATGGTGTGTCAAATCCGATTGGGAAATTTTCATAATGGAAGTTTAGCACGAGAAGTCTTCTTCATAAAGTTGAGTCTTGTTGCATCCCACTTGAGTCTTTCCTTCAAGGGTTTTGAAACGACCTTCTTTATAGAGTCTACCTCAAGATTGTTAATTTCGCAATAGTGCAATATTGCATCAATGTAATTAAGATCTTCCTCTGCCACGATTTTTTCAATCTCTATGGCAAATTTTTGCGGAGTAAGGAATTTACTCGCAATCGCTTTTTCTAATTCTTTATTTGGTTCCATAGAGTTCCAATTTATCTCGAA